CAGTTCGAAGGCTACCGACATTTGCGCTGCGCTTTCTGCGAAGCCTGCAATTTCAGTGGATGCCACGCCGAGTGATCCACCAACAGCAGCCAACGCGGCTAAGTCAGTTGCAGCTACAGGAGCCTGGGTGGACAGCTCTTGCAGATCGGAGCCCAACTCGGAGAAATATGCGCCTGCATCGGCACCTTCATCGAGCGAGATTACTTTTTTAGCCCCGCTCATAGCGGTTTCAAACTGACCGGCAGCAGCAACCGCACTTGCTACGCCGCTCACTATCGCGCCTGCTATTACCGCTCCGCCTGCGATAGCGCCAAGTGCGATTATTCCAGACGGCCCGAGAGTTGTAGCTACCTCACCAGCGACGCCGCCGATTGGCCCAAGTGAGCTAGAAAGGCCGCTTACAACTTGATTTCCTATACCAGCGCCTGCAGACGAGAAATCACCAGATGTCAGTGATTTGGTTAGGCCCTCTCGGATTCCGCCGAAGCCGCCTTGCATCGATTTACTGATGTCGCTCGCCAGGCTGGACATGCCGCCGCCAAGCTTGCTCTTGAAATCGCTCTCGATCCCAGATACGGCTGCGGTAGCTTGGCTTCTGGCCTGGTTCAGAGCATTTGCCAGCCCCGAGACATCCCCATCTATCGCTGCAGTAATTCGGCCAGCTTCGGTCATTTAGTAGCTCCGCTAATATCGAAAGTTCATTGTTAAGATCGTTAGTTTTTAATCTGAACAAAAAAATTAAGTCCAGGCCCGGTACCTGGCTATGTACTCTTCTGAAGTTGGTTCTGGCGTTCTCTCCTCTGGCTTCTGGTAAAACTCTCCCCACGGCGGCAAGCCATCATTCCACCATTTAGCGACGGCTGCAGCTGCACAATATCCCGAATACGCTGCCATCTCGCGCCGGAAATCCCGATCTTTCAGATGATGAACATAGAGGGCATTGAGTTCTGAAACTGTAAGAGAAAAAAATACTTCAGGAAGAAGGCCTAGCTCTGTGTAGGCGATTCGGTAGGCATCTTCCCAGAAGCTATCTGGGCTGCTGTTTCCGTCGCATTCGCCTTGAGGAGCTTTTCCTGGAGCTGGGCCTTCAGAATCCGCATGTCTGCATCCTTCTTTTCCTGCTCGATCTGTCGCCTTTCTTTCTCCCTGGCTATCTCGGCCTCCCAGACCGGCAGGGCAGAAGGGTCCTTGACCACGAAGAAAGCCTTCCAGATGGCATGATGCAGGCTCTCGATGTCGCCGCCTCGCCCCAGGTAGGCGTCTATGGCCTGTGCAGCTTCCGATGGGCTGCCATCTTTCCCTTCCAGAGCGGAAAGGCCAGTCACAGCCCCCACAGCAGCTTCAAGGACTTCCGAGATGGGCAGGAAAGCCAGCAGAGCCCTCATATCTGCCGGGCTGTCAGCGAAGAGCCTGCCGTTGGCGTCCTTGGTGCCGAGTCGCCGGAGAAGCTCTTTGGCCCGCTTCTCGAAGATCTTCATAGCCCCAAATGTCCACTTAATCTCTCGCTCTTTGTCCATGTCTAGGATTATTGCTTCATTTGCCATTTGTATTCACTCCTATTATCACGCAATAAATAATTATCCAGAGACTCACTCTGGATAGATTTCTCCCTGGCCTTTCACGGTTAGCGTCTGCTTCTGCGCGTCGCTGGCCGATGCCAAGATGTTCTCTATGCCCTGTAGAGTGCCTATGCCGATTGAGATCGGAAGAGCACACGTCT